ATGTTACTGGTGTTACTTTTTCAAGTAACCAATTGATTATTGGTCGTAATGATGGTGTTAACTTAAATACGTTTATAAACACGTTTACTGGGTTAACCATAAATGGTGTTCTTAACGCAAATTCAATTATTGCTAACAACATTTCAGCAACTACTATTTCAGCAAGTACATTTTATGGTGATGGTTCTAATTTAACAGGTCTTGTAACACAGGATACATATGTAACTGGCGGTACTTATTCAAGTGGAACAGCTATCTTTACCAACAACACAGGCGGTACTTTTAGTGTAACTGGTTTTAGTACTAATACAGCTACTTCATTTACAGGAGGTACGGTATCTGGTAGCACTGTGTTTACAAATGGTTTAACTGCTAATACAGTATCAGCTACAACTTATTATAATTTACCTTTGGATATACATGTAACTGGATTTACTTTTAACAATGGAAATTACAATATAACAATCAATCAAAACGATGGAACTAGTTATACACAAAGTTTATCAACGTTGGCTTCTGATATTACTATAACTGGTGGTACTTATAACCCTGTTACAGGTGTTGCTACGTTTGTAAACAATACAGGTGGTACGTTTAGTGTGACTGGTTTTTTGACTGGTTATACTGACACAACCATAAGTGCGTTTACATATGACAATGCTAACACATTTAAAATTGATTCTACCAATGGAGAATCTTTTTCAGCAACCATAAACTCTGTAACTGGTTTAACCGTTAATGGTTCATTATCAGCAACAACTTATTTAGGTTTACCTATAGATGTTAGAGTTACTGGTGGTACCTATAACAATGGCACTGCTACATTTACCAATAATACAGGTGGTACGTTTACTGTAACTGGTTTAACAATACCGTTTACGGGCGGCACTGTATCTGGTAATACTATATTTACAAATGGTTTAACAGCTACCACAGTAAGTGCTACCACTTATTTAAACACACCTTATTGGGAATCTGGTTCAACTGGCTCATATACAATAAAAGCCAAGAATAATAGTAGTATAGACGCTACTGGTGATTATTCATTGGCCGAAGGTTATGCTACAACAGCTAGTGGTGTTTCATCACATGCTGAAGGTCAACAATCAACAGCTAGTGGTGAAGCAAGTCATGCTGAAGGTTATGCTACAACAGCTAGTGGTCTAGCAAGTCATGCTGAAGGAAACAGTACAACAGCTAGTGGTCAAGCAAGTCATGCTGAAGGTTTCAACACACTTGCTAGTGTTAATTATAGTCATGCTGAAGGTGAAAGAACAACAGCTAGTGGTGAAGTAAGTCATGCTGAAGGGTATCAGACAACAGCTAGTGGTCAAGCAAGTCATGCTGAAGGGTATCAGACAACAGCTAGTGGTCAAGCAAGTCATGCTGAAGGGTATGTTACAACAGCTAGTGGTCTAGCAAGTCATGCTGAAGGTGAAAAAATGAGCCCTACTAGTAATCATATTGCTAATGGTATCGCATCACACGTTGAAGGTGGAAATACCGTAGCTTATAGCCATTACAGTCACGCTGAAGGTACCAATAATTTAGCAATAGGTATTGGAACACACGTTGAAGGTTATAACAATAAAGCTGGTTCACCAATTTATCCTATATTAACTTACGTTGCTAATCAAATAACATTAACTAATGATTATACAACTGAATTTTCAGTTGGTGATGTTATTGGATTGATTGATTCAGCTGGTGAAAGTTTGAGTTATGGTTTAACTAGAGAAATAACTTGGTATACAGTTGATACAGTTAATTATATGGTTGGCCCAGATGAAACATTAATTGAGTTTAGTCCTAGTTTAGATGCATATACAAGCAACCCACAATATGTTATTAATTTAACAAAAAATGAATCAAACATTGTTTCAGCACATGCCGAGGGTAGTAACACAACTGCAAGTGGTGCTTATTCACACGCTGAAGGTGCTTCGACAACAGCTAGTGGTGATGGAAGTCATGCTGAAGGTGGAAGAACAATAGCTAGTGGTGAAGCAAGTCATGCTGAAGGAAACAGTACAACAGCTAGTGGTAATTATTCACACGCTGAAGGTGCTTCGACAACAGCTAGTGGTCTAGCAAGTCATGCTGAAGGTGGAAGTACAACAGCTAGTGGTGAAGCAAGTCATGCTGAAGGTAAAGGTACAACAGCTAGTGGTGATTATTCACACGCTGAAGGTGCTTCGACAACAGCTATAGGTACAGCAAGTCATGCTGAAGGAAACAGTACAATAGCTTTTGGTACAGCAAGTCATGCTGGTGGTTCACAATCAGTGGCTAGTGGTAACACATCATTTGTACACGGTAATAATAGTCAAGCTCTAGGTAACGGTACAGTAGTATTTGGTACAACTATAACAGGAACAACAGATAACACAGTTTATGTACCTTATTTTAACATCAAATATCTAAGTGGTGGTACTAGTGTAAATAATTTAGGTATTGATGCCAATGGTTATGTAGTTGCTGGAACAACTAGTGGTGGTGGGACGTTTACTGGTGGTACAGTAACTGGTCCAACATCTTTCACCAATGGATTAACAGCAAACACTATATCTGCTACAACCATAACAACACCTAGTGTTGTGATAAACCCAACTGGTTTAAGGGCTAATACCCTATCTGCCACCACATATTTAAACTTACCTACCGATATTAGAGTTACGGGTGGTACTTATTCTAATGGTAATGCAACATTTACAAATAATACAGGTGGTACATTTAGTGTAAGTGGGTTTGTAACAGGTAATACATATATCAATAAAGCCACGTCTGGATTTAGTACCATAACTGGAGTAGGAAGTGGGATAAGTTATTCTTATCAAATACCAGCAGGAACTATTGTAGTAGGCGATACTCCTACATTTACAGAAACAGGAGCTAAAACTGGTACAGCAGGAATCTGTACAACTAGAATCTACGTTAATACATCAAATTCAATAAGTGGAGCACAATTACTTGCTACTTATCAATCTCTAAACACAGCTTTATACACTAGAATCATAAGAACTTTTGGAGTAGAATCTGCTACAATTACCAACATATGTGTTACTACTACTAGCACATTAACGGATGTGGTAGCTTCTATAGCAGCAATAAGTGTATTAAATATTAATTGGACTGTTGCACAATGGATTATTGTGCATAAAACTAATGCAGGAGCAGATACCTCAACAACAAAGTTATTTCAATTCTATAAATAATATAAAATGGAAAAAATATCAATAAACAAGAACATCTTAACATATAGAGAAAATGATTATCAAATCGTATCATATGAAATAATAAATGAAGAATTTGTACACATTAATACTGAAAATATGACTATTGCTTTAGTGCCTGGTGATACCGAAATCAATGGAGTACTTGCTAATACTATTGAAGATATAGATAACGCTCTTAAAGAAATTTAAAAGAAGGTTTTCTTGTTAGCCAAAAACAACATCTAACGTTGTAAATAGCAAAGCTTCTAATTTAGAAGTTTTAAATTTTAAAATGTCGTACTATATAAAAATTTACAAAAATAAATACCTATCTATTTTAAATAAAATAGATTTTGAAGAAATTATTTTTTCTGGTGTTAATTAATTTTCACCATATATATCTTTCTTAGATATACACATATCGCGAATCAATTTTTCGACAAAAGAAAACATCTTTAAACCATTTTGTTCACAATACTTTTTAAGTATTTCATGTGTTTTTGTGGTTATTTTTATATTCTTATCCCTTTTCATAGTGTCTTTTATAATAAGTATGATAAAAGTATGAAAAAAAACATACTAAATTAAATATATCTTTTTGATGGGCACTACTTTTGAATAAAACCTAATATTTATAATAAACAAAACGATAAAGTAAATAATAAACCAAAAACAAAAACAATATGGCAACACAAGTATTCGTTAGTCCAGGAGTTTATACCTCAGAAAAAGACTTAACATTTGTTACACGACAAGTAGGTGTAACGACCCTTGGATTGGTAGGTGAAACCACAATTGGCCCAGCTTTCCAACCAATTTTTATTAGCAATTATGGTGAATTCCAATCTTTCTTCGGTGGTTTAAACGCTACTAAAGTAAAAGATACTGGGTTTCCACAATATGAATTACCTTACATAGCAAAATCATATCTTTCTCAATCAAACCAATTATTCGTAACTAGAGTATTGGGTTTTTCTGGTTACGATGCTGGTTTGGCATGGGGTATTACTCTCGATTCGGCATTAAATACCGCAACTAGTGGCACAACTGGTGGTGGTGCATCATATTCACCATTGATTAGCTTCTCAGCTACATCTGCTGGTACAGTTACAAATCTTGTATCTTCTGATTCATTGGTTCAATCTTTGATTAACGCTGGAAACTTAACAGATGCGTTATCTTATTTAGGAACAGCTTCAACTGGTTCTAGTACAAGTATTGGTGCTTCATTTATCAAGATAGGTTCTAGTTTTACAGGTGCATCTTTCAATTTATATGTTAATGCAACAAGTTATACAGGTGTTGGTATGACAACATCAATTACTGGTACAACAACTGGTGTGACTGTTTATTATTCTGGTTCATCATATAGTGATGTTGAAAATAAACTAGTAGCGTTATTGCGTTCTAGGGGTGTAGTTGATGTGTCGACTCAATTACCAGCATTTGAAGTTACAGGTTCAACTGGTATTATATTCAACCCAGCGTTTTCAGCTGCAACCAATGACCCGTTAGGTACATTCTCTTTGAGTGGTAAATCAACTCTTCAAGGATTATTTGATTACAACGTTTCCATGGATAGAACACAAAGAAACTACTTGCCTAAAGTATTGGGTAGAGGTGCGCAAGATGGTCAAACTGCTTTGTTTGTAGAGGAATTATATGACAACTTATTTAGAAGTTTAAATGCTGATGGTAAAATCAAAGGTATCAAACAATCACCAATAAATTACAATGAAACTTTCTCTGATTATTTACAAGAGTTTAAATCAGCTATAACTCCTTATGTTGTATCAGAATTGCGTGGTAATAAAGTATTAAGATTGTTTAGATTCATTACTATTTCTGATGGTAATGCTGCAAATGAACAATTCAAGATTTCTATTATGAATATCAAACCAGATTCTAAAGAATTTGATATCCATATTAGAAGTTTCTACGATACTGATGCATCTCCAGTAGTATTGGAAGCTTACACTCGTTGTACAATGGACCCAACTTCAGCTAATTATGTTGGTAGAAAAATTGGTACTACTGATGGTGTTTACGTTTCTAAATCTTCATACGTGTTGATTGAAATGGATGATACTTCAGATACTAGTGATGCATTCCCATCTGGTTTCGTTGGTTTCCCAATTCGTAATTACCAAACCAATAGCAATTCAAGTGTGCTTGACCCAACAGTTATGTACAAAAAAACTTATGGTACTTTTGAAAACAAACGTAAATATTATTTAGGTCTTTCTGAAACAGTAGGTATTGATTCCGATTTCTTTGATTACAAAGGTGAACCTACAACAACTAATCCAGATGTGTGGACTGGTATGACCAAAGGTTTCCACATGGACGTTGACGCTACTGGTGTTACAATTGACAACGTTTTTATTACAATTAATACTAGTGGTGGTACTTACAGCCCAATATTCTTGTTTGATACAGGTAATGCTCAATTTAGAACAGATGCTGGTTTGAATGGTACTGACTACGAAAAACTTTATGCTCGTAAATTTACATTTGTACCTTACGGTGGTTTTGATGGTTGGGATGTTTATAGAACAAGAAGAAGCAACATTGACAGTTTCATTATCAATGGAACTAGGGGTCAAGCTGGTTTAACTAGTGGTGCGTTCAAAAACAAAACTCTTACCAATGGTGACTTAGGTATCAACTCTGATTACTACGCATACTTAGAAGCAATCTGGACATTTAGAAACCCAGAAGCAGTAAACATAAACGTGTTTGCAACTCCAGGGATTGACACAATAGACAACACTAATTTAGTTGAAGCTTCAATTGAAATGGTTGAACAAGAAAGGGCTGACTCATTGTATATCGTAACCACACCAGATTATTATAATGGTGAAATACTTACCGCACAAGAAGCAGCTGATTACTTGACTGACCAATTTGATAGCAACTATACATGTACTTATTGGCCATGGGTTCAAATCAATGACGCTGAAAACAATGTATTGGTTTTTGTTCCACCAACTAGAGATGTAGTACGTAACATTGCATTGACTGACAATATCGCATTCCCATGGTTTGCGGTTGCTGGTATCCAACGTGGTGATGTTGACGCTATCCAAGCTCGTAAAAAACTTACACATGCAGAAAGAGATACTCTTTATGAAAATAGAATTAACCCAATCGCTACCTTTACATCTGATGGTATCAAAATCTGGGGTAATAAAACTCTTCAAGTTAAAGAAACAGCTCTTAACAGAATCAACGTTAGAAGATTGTTGTTACAAGCTAGAAAACTTATCTCTGCTGTATCTATCAGATTGTTGTTCGAACAAAACGATTCAGTTGTTAGAAATCAATTCTTGGCACTGGTTAATCCAATCTTGGATAACATCAGAACTGAAAGAGGTTTGACTGATTTCCGTGTTGTTCTTTCAAGCAGCCCAGAAGACATCGACAGAAATCAATTGACTGGTCAAATCTTCTTAAAACCAACAAGAAGTCTTGAATTCATCCAAATTGAGTTTGTTATCATGAACACTGGTGCTTCATTCAATAACATCTAATCTATTTAAAAATAAACATAAAAGCTCCCAAACGGGAGCTTTTTTGTTTTATATGAATATTTATATAGAAAAGAAATCATGACCAAGATAAAAATAACATCTGAGCAATATAAATCTATTCTATTGCGTGAACAAGAAAACCGTTTAAACGCTTCTGGTAACGTTTTAAATGAAAACCTAGAGTTGGGTCCAGAACTTTTGGAAGAAGGCTGGAAAGAAGTTCTTTTAGGTGTTGCTCTGCTTATGGGTGTTGGTTTGACTGGGATAAATAAAACAATGGCTCAAAATGCTCTTAAAGACGAACAAACCATGTCTCAAATAAAAGCAACCCTTGAAGATGAAAATAAAACACGTGAATTGGCAAAAGCCTATGAAGAAAAAGGGATGAAAAATCCAGATACTTTGTTGGCCAAAAACGCTGAAAAAATAAAAAATAAATTTAACGAGGTTGCTGCTGATAATAAGATAAGTTATAATGTTAGCACAAGAGTTGTTGATAATTTGACAAGTTTAGATGTTGAATTGGCTAGGGGTTATGCTTTAAAAAAATCTGAAATAAGTTCAGATACAATAAAAGGAAATACCACAAAGACAATAGTAACAATCAAAGATACGGTAGAACTAGAGTTGGGTAATGATAATTTATTTATCACTGGTGGGTATACACTTAGTTCTAATGGTGTTAACGTAATTACTTCAGCAATGGATTCTATTCAAGCTTCTGGTGGTAGAATTATTTCAATCAATGTTGAATCATCGACAGACGCTGAAAGGGTTCTCAAATTTAAGACTGATGAAGACCCAACAGGTAATATACAATTGGCTAGTTTAAGAACAAAAAGTGTAACTAATTTAATTACTGATTTGGATAGCAATGTTACTATAACGCATAGAGAAATACCTAACAATGGTTCTGATGTTGTCAGTACAAGTCAATTTTTAAAGGTTAAAGACGATAAGGTTGCTTTAAATGCGTTGAGGGATAAGACATCTGAATATCGTTATGTTAAAATAAAGATGGTTGTAGAATACAAACAAGAATTACCAGAAGAAAACCCTAAACCAGAGGATATTATTAAAAAATATAGGTTTGAATTGGCCAAGGTTTTTATATCTTCAGATAAAAAAAACAAAGTTACTTTTAAAAACAAAAAAGTTAGTTGTAAACATCACAAATCAAAACACAGAGGTTCAGTAAGTTGTTTTACGAAGTTTTAAAGTCAAATACTGAATAAAACATTACCTTGTAATAATCAGAAAAATTTTTAAAAACAATTGTCTTTCCGTTGATGGTTAAGGTGTTTGGTTTGTGTTTGATATCTTTAATGACCAAATCAAACCCAACGTATTTGTATTCACCCAAAAGAATTGCTTTGTGTTTTGGTGATTTGTCAAACATATAGATAACATATAGTTTTACCATTTTAATAACATCGCTATCATTCTTAGGGTCAACATAGTCAATATTGAATGTTGATTTCAAAAATTCTGCAAATTTATCTTTACTATCTTGTGTTGCTGGTAATGTCGTACCCATTGTAGCGATTTCTGGTGCCAAATGTGAGTGACTAAGACTATCTTGTGAGATTATCACACTTGTTTGGCCTTTGGCTATATCGGCTGCGTCTTTTGACCAAGATAAAACTGGTTTATTGTTATATGCTCTGTATGTATTTATATTGTTCATCAATTCAATATCTTGAGCTAAAGCGGTCAATGATAAAATAAGAAGTGTAAATGTTAATAATCTTTTCATTTGTTTTAATTTATACAAAGGTAATAAAAAAAATCAGTAAAACCAAATTTATTTTACTTTTTTACCATTAATTTAAAACATATAGTCCCAGAATCATAAATTCTATATATTTTCCTCTCCAACATTATTTCGTGTTCGGTTTTATTTTTATCAAAACCTTCTTTAATTAGAACGTCTTTTCTGTAATTAAACCTGTTATTTCTTTTATCATTTATTACATAAAAATAATTTGGTTGGCTATAATGGTTTAAGTCGAATCCCAATTTTATATATAGGTTTCCTATTGACCATCGCCTATCAGCATAGCTGATAATTTCCTTTGGTTTGTATAAGTTTATAAAGTTTTTAAGTAGTTTGTTGGCACCACCAATAACAGTTGTGTTTAATTTATTGCAAAATCTTAATAGTTCGTATGAACCATCTTTTTGGGATGTACCTAATGCTTTTCTAAGACCACCAAATGTCATAAGACTAACTAGTTCATCATCCAAATATAACCCCAATCTGATTGATGAGTTTAATTGACCTTGGATATGATTCATATTTAAAAATTTTTTACTATCAATATGTGTAACTTCTTTAATTTGACATTTCCTAGCGTATATTCTTTCTGGTGTCATTCCAAATATATTTGTCAATCTTGATTTAACGATGTCTTTTTTGTATAGCCATTCATCCTCAAAAATATGTATTAATTGTATTCCTTGTTTTTCACATTCTAGTGTTTTATTTAGATGATAATTTTTTGATTTATATATTTCAGAGTGCCAATATAACCCGTTAAATTCAATTGCTAAGTTATGACTTGGGATATAAATATCCAATTCAAGTGGTGATATAATATTTTTGGTGTTTTCGATATATGATAATTTAAAACCTTTAATGAAATCTTTGATTTCGTTTTCAGTGTTGTTATATTTAAAACCACATTTTGGACACCCCTTGCCAGATAAATGGTCATTAGGTATTTGTTCGTACTCACCATGTTCTAAACAAGATATTTTAATTCTATTTTTGGAATTGGTGTAGATTGAGTTTAAGTAACAATATTTATCACCATGTATTTTTTTAGCCAAATCAATAAACAATTCAGTTGTTAAAAATCTATCTTCATTAAAACAATTTGGACAATTTTGTTTGTAATGATTATTTGGTAACATCTCAAAAACACCATGTTGTTTGCATATTATTTTAACCTTGGTGGTTGAATCAACATAGATGGTTTTTGAATAATCATATTTGTCTCCATGAATTGATTTTGCTTTATTGATAAAAAAATCAGAATTAACTTTTGGGTTTCTAGTACATAAATTACAAGCAAGTTTACCTCTCAAATGTTCTGCTGGTGTTTGTTTGAAAATTATATTATGTTTATTACATAATATATCAATCTTGGTTTTAGAATCAATATAATCACTCATTGAGTAATCATACTGATTACCAAATTTATTTTCACACTTTACTATAAACTTTTCTTTTTTACTCATTTATTGAATTATTTTGTATTTTCTTATATTTATATTAAACAATAATTTTAGTATTGCAAATATACTAATAAATACTTTAAAAAACAAGAAAATATGGCTGATTTATTAATGAAAATGCCCTTGCCTTACGAACCTAAGAAAAAGAATCGTTGGCTTATTACATTCCCTTCTGATTTGGGGATTCAACAATGGTGGTTGGCATCTGCATCAAGACCTTCAATTACACAAAATGAAGTAGAAATCCCTTTCCTTAACACTTCTACATGGGTTATTGGACGTTTTACATGGGAAGCAATTGATGTTACTTTCCGTGACCCAATTGGTCCATCTGCTTCTCAAGCAATAATGGAGTGGGTTCGTCTTCACTCTGAATCTATCACAGGTCGTCAAGGTTATGCTGCTGGTTACAAACGTCCAGTAGAGCTTGAAATGCTTGACCCAACTGGTGTGGTTGTTGAAAAATGGTTACTAGACGGTACAATGCTTACCAACGTAGGATTCGGTGATTTATCAATGGATGACGATGGTATTGCAGAAATTACTGCTACATTGCGTTTTGATAGAGCTATATTGTTGTTTTAGGAAGTATTTGATTATCAATCATTTAAAAATTTTATACAAAAAGGTTACTTATTGTTTTGCGACAATAAATAACCTTTTTTATTTTAAGCGCAATCATTTACAAAAAAATTCTAACCATTATATTTATTAGAAAGTTATAACAATTTATTAAACGTTTTTAAAATGGATAGAAAACCCAACGTATTCCCTACTAATACAACACCTACTAATGCATTGCCTACCAAGGAACAAAAAGAAGCTGCTGATGAAAGAGCTAGATTAGCTGCTTTTGAAGCTGAAAAATTGGCTGCGACTCAAGAAATTTATATGAATTCTATGGTCCCTAATGAGATACCAATAGGACATGCTGATGCTGTAGAAATGATGAGAAGAAGAACTGAACAACAAGTAAATGCGTACAACCAACAAGGTATTGTTCAAGACCCATCATTGGCTGAAACACCACCACCTAGGGTTGTATCAAAATATGAACAAGAAATCTTGGATATCAGAAAAAAATCTGAAGAACAAATGCGTATTCGTGATGAAAGTTTGGCTAATAATTCAAATCAAACACAAAGTTATCAAAAACAATATGAAGAAGCCTCTGTTAAAAAAGTAGAGACAATTAATCAAAATAACAATCAAACTATGCAAACAAATAATTACCAAACACCAGTTCAACAACCTATTACACAACCGCAAAATTACGGTCAAGTTAGTTCAAGTATCGACCCTTATATTATTGAATTGAGCCAACCTAACTATAATTCAGCGTTTGATGTTATTCCTTTGCCTTCTCAAGGAAAAACCTATAAAATGAAAAAACCCAACGTTAGGGTTTCGTATATGACTACCGCTGATGAAAATATTCTTACAAGTCCTAACTTGTTACAAAGTGGTGAATTTTTGGAAATTCTTATGAATAGAAAAATCCTTGAATCAGACTTAAGATACAAAGACCTTTTGGTTGGTGACCGTAACTCTATTATGCTTTGGCTTAGAGCTACAGCTTATGGTGAGATGTATCCAGTTACCTTATTTGATGAAAACGATGTTCCTTTTGATACAGAATTAAATTTAAATGAGCTTAAGACCAAGAATTTAGGTGCTGAACCAGATGCTGAAGGGTTATTTGATTTTGTTTTTCCTAGTTCAAAAGACGTTATAAAATTCAAAATGTTAACTTGTGGTGATTCTGATATCATTGAAACCAAGTTGGAACAGGACAAAGAAAATAAGGTACCAGTAAATAACATGGCTACATACACAATGGAACATTTGATTATTGAGGTCAATGGAAATAGGGATAGGAACTTTATCAAAGAATACGTGAATACCATTAGAATTCGTGATGGCAAAGCTTTCAGTGATTATGTGACCAGCATTGAATGCGGTATTGACATGAATATTACGGTTAAGACTCCTGGAGGTGGGTCTATTGAAACCTTTCTTCCCCTTAACCTTAACTTTTTTTGGCCTAACATCAGAGTATAAAGTCCCTCTTTTGGAAGAGATATGGATTTGTACACAATACATGAAAAATATGACATATACTGATGTCTTGTCAATGCCTACTTACGAGAGGCGATTTTTCATAGGACAATTAACAAGAGATGCCACCAAGCAAGAAGAACAGATGGAAAAAGCTAGAGAGCAAAGCCAAGGAAACAACGGAAAGGGGTCCAGAACCAAAAAAATAAGTGGTGATGCATTAAAAACAAGAATGAAAAATGGTGAAATACCAGCCAATTAAAAAAATCCCCATTTTATGGGGATTTTTACTTTGATAGATATTTATAAAAAAAGACCAGCATGAAAATAATATTGACCGAGGAACAGTTTAAGCTAATAGAAAATTATATTGATGAGGTTAGGAAAGCACCTAGTCCAGAAAAACTATCAGTATTTTTCAATGATAACCCTAAAGCCCAATTCTTTTCAGTTGTTCAAAGAATTAAAGGTGGTAGCGATACCGAATATGATTTCAAATTTGAAGAGATAAACGGTCATAAAATGATAAAGGATATCAATAAAGGAACCAAAACAAAAGGTTGTAGTATTGATGCACGTTTTGATACGATGATTTATGGAAATAAGTTTGAAGTAAATTTTGGAAAATGTGGTACCTTGGTAATAAACAACGTTGTAGGTTTAAAGGTATTTGCTGATGAACAAAGTTTAAAAAGCGGTCATCAAATGGATAGTTATGAAGTAGAACATGATTTGGATAAAACTGGTTCTAACTTTGTAGAGCAATACTACAATGAGCTTAAAAATGTTCAAGTGGATGATGAAATCCATTTTGATTCAAAATTCAAATGGGATGGTATTGTTCAAGAAAAAAAAGAAGAATATGTTGTTGTTTCAATGAAACAAGCAACATCAAAGTCAACAAACCCAATCATTTTAAAAATTGATTTGACGGATAACCCTTTTTATGAAGAAGATGGTTTTACCATGTTTAAATCACAAGCAGATGATAAAGAATTCAAAATAGAAGTTAAAAAATTTTTTGTTGATAAAGATTCTGGGCAAAAAGAAGAACCTAAACAAGAAGAACCTAAACAAGATACATCAGAACCTGTTACGGTTGATGCTAAAAAAAATACTAAAAAAAATGCTAAACAAACTATGGACGCTATTATAAACGACCCAATATTAAAAAAAGCTTTCTATAAACAACCTAGTCTTTTAAATATGATTATGAGTGCAATAAAAGGAGAAAATCCTAAAGGTACTGGTATAGTGCCAGCACAACAAATTATTAGAAACTATGAAATATCAAAAGTTAAAGGTACTTTGGGTGATGTTTTTGACAATTTCATACCTAATAAAGATTTAACATATACTTTAAGAGGTGATACCATAAATTTTGACCAAGATGAAAATGGTAAGCCTATAACTTTTGATTCTTTTGGGGTGTATTCTGCCAAAGTTAATGAAATTGAAATTGGTGATTTGAACTTAAGCTTATATGATGACAAAAAAAATGTTAAAATAATTGTAAAAAAAGAAAATGGAACAGAAAGAAAACCAAATACTTTTGATGTAACTTTTCAAAAAAAATATATTGATAAGGCAACAAAAAAGTATCAAACCAAATCTATTAATGGTATTATAACAATTAATAGTAAAGAAGGTTCTGGGTATTTTAATAGTAAAAAAACAAACTAAAGCAATCAAATAATGAATCCAGATGAAATAAAAAAACTAGTAGCTTCTATGAAAGAAGAAGCTTTGTTAAGACAAAAGATTAACGAATCTTCTGTTGAGTATCTCAAACTTTTAAAAGATATAAAAAATCTTAATAAAAATATTTCAGATGCTCAAGCTGCTTATGCTGAGCAATTTGAAAAAGTTTTAGCCGCTAGAAGGGCAGAGGTTGGTCTTAGCGGCAAAGCTTTAAAGGATGCCAGAAAAACAACAGAGTTAGAATTTCAAAAAGCTAAAATTTTAAAAAACGAAAATAAAGAATTAAAAGAAAGTGCAGCTCAAATGACTAAATTAGCCAAAGAAGCTAGTAATTTAAGAAAGTCATTAGGTGCCTTTTCTCAAGTAAGCGGTGCCTTTTCTCAAGTAAGAAAAGATGTTGGTGCTATTTCATCAACGGTAACAAAAGGTTATAATACACTTAAAAGTTGGGCTGGTTTATTTGAGATTGATAAAAAAGTAAGAATGTCAGCATTAAGCATGGGTTTGTTAGATACACAAACCAAGAGTTTTAGAGATAATTTATATGCTGCTGGTAGAAATACATATACTATGGGTGTTGACATAGGTGAGCTAGCTGAAATGCAAGCAAAATTTAGTGATGAATTGGGACGTACGGTTATGCTTAGCCAACATGGTTTAGAATCTATGGCTGCTATGGCCAAGGCTACTGGGTTGGGTGCTGAAGGTGCTGCTCAATTAGCTGGTGATTTTGATAGGATAGGGATTTCTACTGAAGGTGCTGCTGATTTTATTGAGAAAACAATGAATGA